TTTTGAATTTTCCGGATCCGGAGCGGCATGTGTCGCGCCTGTGGACCAATACCTTCCGGTTCGGGGTCGGGCATGAACGTGCCAGCTGCGATGACAGCGACCGGGGCGCGGGGCTGGGCTTCGCTGGCGGAGCGTGAGGCGTGGCGCTGGGCTTCGACGGGTTCGGTGCAGCTGTCGGAAGGAGACAAACTGGTCCGGCTGCTGATGCGCTGGCGCGCTGATCCGGTGTGCTTCGCCGTTGAGGTCTGCAGCGTGGTGCTGCTGCCGTATCAGGTGGCGATCCTGCTGGATTTGTTCGACTCGCCGGCCGAGGTGTTTGCCTTCTACGGAGCCGATCCGGACAAGCCGAAGCGGCAAGTGCTGGCGCCGGCCGGGCACGGTGTCGGCAAGACCCGTGTCATCGCCGTGGCGATCTGGTGCATGTTGATCACCTGTCAGTTCAGCCTGACGCTGGTCACGGCGCCGACGTCGGATCAGTTGACCGGTCGGGTGTCGGGCGAGGTGCGCAAGCTGCGGCGGCGCATCGCGCGGCGCTGGCCGGCGCTGGCGGATGACTGGGAAGTGCTCGGCACGTCGATTCAGCACCGCAATCCGGAATACGGCGACTGGTGCTGCATCTTCCGCACTGCACGCGCCGAGAAACCGGAGGGCCTGCAGGGCGCGCATGCGCTGGATGCCGATGACGAGTTCGGCGATCTGGCCCGGCTGTTCGGTGACCAAAAACCCGAAAGCCATGCGGGCGGCATCCTGGTGATCGCCGAAGAGGCCAGCGGCATCGATGACAGCCTGCGTCAGGTGCTGGAGGGTGCGCTGTCCGAGGATGGCGCGCGCCTGTTCGCGCCGGGCAACCCGACGCGGGCGGATGGCTGGTTCGCGCGCGATGTGCAGCGCACCGATCGCTACGCCGTGCACTGCATCGATTGCCGCGGCAGTTCGCGCGAGGAGGTGTATGAGCTTCCGTATCGCGACTTCGGCGGCACTGTGCACCGGCTGCGCCAGCGCGGCTTCGTGCGCCCGAACTACTGGCAAGAGATCCTTCGCGAGTGCGACGGCGACGAGGATGCCGACCGGGTGCGTGTGCGCGTGCGTGGCATTCCGCCGCGCACCAACTTCGAATCGGTCATCCGGGCGCACTGGGTGGATGCCGCGGTCGCACGTCAGCCTGACGCTGACAGCCTGCGTCAGCGTGCCGTCATCGGCCTGGATTTCGGGCTGACCAGCGACAAGCACGGTGGTGCGGTGCGGCGCGGGTTCGCGTGCCTGTTCGCGGATGAATGGCTGCCGGCGGACGTGCCGGACGAGATTACCTTGCAGGCGGCCGGCTGGGCCATCGAACAGGCTGAGGTATTCGGCGCCGGTGTGATCGTGGGTGACGCGAACGGCATCGGCCGTGGTGCCATGGAATACCTGCTCCGCTACTACCGCGAGCGCCCGCAGCTGCGCGTGCAGGTGGTGCTGTTCAACAGCGGCGCCGGCGCGCTCGATGATCGGCGCTACTACCGCCGGCGCGACGAGATGTGGGCCAGACACGGCCGCAAGTGGGTATCGGACGGCCGCTGCTCGCTGCCACCCGATCCGGTGCTGCGCACGCAGCTCTGCGCCCCCGGCATGCACGAGGACGCCACCCGGCGCATCAAGGTCGAGGGAAAGGACGCCATCAAGAAGCGCACCGGCCAGCCGTCCGGCAACCGTGCCGATGCGTTGCTGCACACGCTGATGGTGGCCGAGCCAGAAGCCATTCCCGCCCCGGCGCCGGCCCCCGTGCCGGTGTTCGCGCCGGTGTTCGCAGCCCATTTCGCCCGACTGCGCGCCCGCGCGGATTCCGGGCGCTACATCCGTTGAGGTAGACCATGCGAGTCGAAGGCGATCGCGGCACAGTCACGGCGTTACCGATACACGCCGGCACCGTCACGCTCGATGCGGACTTCACCGAGCCGGCGCATATCTTCGTCGGCGGCGCCGGCACGGTGAACGTCGTGACGGCCGGTGGCGAGACAGTGGATTTCGCCATGCCGACCGGCAGCGTGCTGCCGGTGCAGGTCCGTCAGGTGAAATCGGCCGGGACAACGGCGACCAGTCTGCGCAGGGTCTGGTGATGCGGCTCGGCGCCGGAATCGATTTGCCTGCGTTGTCCATGCGGATGTCGTCATCCCTGTGGGATTACAATCTGACCGGCGGCACGTTACCGCCGGTGCTGTCCGTCGTCCGCGCTGGCTCGGGGACGCGCGTCAATGCGTCCGGGCTGATCGTGACCGAGGCGGCCAATGCGCCGCGCTTCGATTACGACCCGACGACGCTCGCCTGTCGTGGCCTGCTGCTGGAACCGCAGGCCACTTATTACGGCCCGTACTCCGAGGACGTAGGCAGCACCGGCTGGTCATTCTGGTCCGGCGCGACGATGACGCCGGTGACTGCGAATAGTCCGCTGCGCCTGTCGGATACGGTGTCGAGTCTCGGCCTCGGCTCGCAGCCGTACTCGTCCGTGCAGACCTCGACCATCGTCCCGATCGGCACCGCCGAAACGCAGTGCTGGCTGATTCGCAATGTCGATGCCGCGCAGACGCGCATCGTCTACCGGGATTCGACCATTCCGGTGAAGGTCGACGTCACGATCACCTGGTCATCGGCCACTGCCGGGGCGGCGATTTCCTCAATTGCTGCACCGGCCACTGTTTCCGGTATCACTTGCACCAATTACGGCAGCGTCGACATGGGCGGCGGCTGGTATCTGGTGTGGGCTTCCTTCACCTTCCCCGCCACCACGAATGCGAATTATCTGCGCCTCGACCCGGCTGTGAGCCCGACGGGAAAATCCGTGTGGGTGGCGGCTGCCTGGGTAACCACAGCCGCCGCATCTGCCCCGCCCAGCTACACGCAGACGACCAGCGGGTCACAGACACGCGATGCCGATGTATTGACGTTGTCCGATACGAGTCGCCCTGTCGAAATCACCTACACGCCGCTGACAGGTGGTGCTGCACAAACCGTGCAGGTAGCGGCAGGGTCGCAGCCGGGCGCAATTACCGGATGGGTCACGCGAGTGCGGCAGCTATGACATGCCGGCTGATTCTCAGCATTCCAGTCGGCTCCAGCGTCGAAGCGCTGACCGAAGCACAGCGCGATGCAATCCGCGGCGTGCGCGGCCGGTGGAAAGAGGGCGGCATGCCCGGAACATATCCGGCCGGCGGGCGCTACCTGATCGACGTGCTGACCGACGTCGAAGTCACGCGCGCGATGCTGGACGCGCTCGGCTTGCCGCTCTGGTTGATCGTCGGCTGCTGGTATTGGGATGAGGTTATGCCCGCCGTCGTGACTGTCGAGCCGCTCGACACCGTGCTGTACCTGCCGCACCTGCCGGTGCCGGTCGATCCCGAGACCGGATTGCCGACCGGCGCGCCGGCGCTGACCGAGCCGCACGTCTGGACCGGCTGGCCGCCCTGCATTCCAGAGGAGAGCAGCACATGAGCGCCATCACACAACTCAACATCGAATCCAGCCGCGGCGCCGTTGAAGTACAGAATGCGGCGGCCATGAAAGGTCTGCCGGTGCCACTGGTTGCTGCGATGGTGCTGGTCGAAAGTGCTGCGCTCGCAAGTGCGTGGCGATTTGAACCGTCGTATCGATATTACTGGGACGTGCGCGCCAATAAACCGTTTCGTGCTCTGTCCGAAACTGAACGGGCCAATGAGCGCGCGCCCAGCGATTTCTTTGCCATGCCCGGCATCAGCTCGCGCGATACCGAATGGACCGGCCAGGCGTGTTCGTGGGGACCGATGCAAGTCATGGGCGCGGTCGCGCGCGAATACGGATTTCGCGGAGGGTTCCCGGATCTGTGCGGATGGGGCGTCGGCCTCGAATACGGGCTCATGCACCTGACCCGGCTGCGCAATCGCTTCTTGGATAAGTACACCTGGGCCGGCGTGGTCGCAGCCTACAACGCCGGCAGTCCGCGCCGCATCGATGGCGGGCTGAACTGGGTCAATCAGGACTACGTCGATCGCGTGCGGGAGATGGGCGGATTCGAGGGGCTCGACGCATGAACGACATGAAACCTGTGCTGGTGCTGTACCACGCGAACTGCCGCGACGGCTTCGGGGCCGCGCTCGCGGCCTGGTACCGATTCGGCAGCACGGGCGCCGACTACATGCCGGTGCAGTACGGTGCGCCGGCGCCGGATGTGGCCGGGCGCGCGGAGGTGTACATCCTCGACTTCAGCTACCCGCGCGACGTGCTGATCGACATGGCCCGGCAGTGCGATCGGCTGACCGTCATTGACCATCACGTCAGTGCCGAGCGGGCGCTGGCCGGCATCGAGGGCGAGGGCGAGAACATCCGCTGCACCTTCGACATGCAGCACAGCGGCGCCGTGCTGGCGTGGCAGCACTTCCACATCGGCGATGCGCCGCTGCTGCTGCAGTACGTACAGGATCGCGACCTGTGGAAAAAGGCCATGCCGCTGTCCGAGGAAGTCGCGCTCGGGCTCGGCTGTGTGCCGAGCGAGCTCGCGGCCTGGCACACGATCGTCTGCGCCGAGCACGACGGCATCGCGCAGCTCGCGCAGAACGGCAGCGCCATCCGGACGTACCTCGACATGCAGATCGCCACGCTGAGCCGCAAGCCGCCGCGCGTGCGCGTGCTGGGGCATGACGTGCCCTGCGTCAACGCACCGGGATTCCTCGCCAGTGACCTCGGCAACGTGCTCGCGCAGGGCGAGCCGTATGCCGTGACCTGGTTCGTGACCGGCGACAAGGTGGTCGTCAGCCTGCGCAGTGCGCCGGACGGGGTCGACGTGTCGGCGCTGGCCACGCTCGCCGGCGGCGGCGGGCATCGGCATGCCGCGGGCTTTACGGTGCCGCTCGACGCGCATGCGCTGGCCGATCTTGGACTGGCCGATGTGGTGATGACGGAGGGCATCGACGCATGAATACCAGCGTGCGCCAGTGGCTGATCGACCGTGCGCGCGAGCGCAGCACCTGGATGGGCCTGACGGCGCTGGCCGGGCTGTGCGGCGTGCAGATCGCGCCCGAGCAGGTGGACGCGATCGTGCAGGGTGCGATCGCGCTCGCGGCCGTGATCGCGGCCGTCACCAAAGATCGCTGATCGGCGAGGGCGCAGGGATGGGCCGGAACGTACGGGGTGGCACGAAGATGAGCGAGGCAATGCCGCAGTACCGGCGGGCCGATGACCGGGTGGTCGGCCTGGAAGCGGAACTGCGCAGCGTGCGCGAGCTGCTGAATCTGCACTTGCAGCAGGAACGCGATCAGGCGTTGCAGGTAACGGCACTGGCCGCGTCCGTGGCGTCACTGGTGAAGTCGGTCGATCGCATCGAGACGCGCGATGCCGAGCAGCAGCAGGATCTGCGCGTGCTGAACGAGGTGCTGAGTCAGGCGCGCGGTGGCTGGCGGACGCTGCTGGGCGTCGGTGTGGTCATCGGTACGCTGGTGACCTGCATCGCCTGGGCGCTCGACCATCTGACGCTGTTCGGCGGAGGCAGCAAGTGATTGAACCCAGTGTGCCTGTGGCGGCCTGGAAGAAGCGCATCGGCGCGGCGCGGCAGCGCCGTGACCAGCATCGCAACGACTGGGCGGTGTACGCGACGCTGCACGCGCGTGTGTACCGCGAGCTGCGCGCCGGCAACGACGATGCGCTCGTGGACCTGCCGAACGGCGACCGGGTGACGGTCGCGGTCGTGCATCGCAACGTCGAGCAGACGCGCGCCATCCTCGACATTCCGGAAATCGGCGTGCGCGCCGAAGCGCAGGATTCCACGCGCGAGCTGACCAGCGTCGACACGCATCTGGAAGCCGTGGTCGAAGCCGCTTGCTACGACTCGATGATGCGCTCGGGCTTGCTGCGCGAGGAGGGCGTGGTGGACATGGTGGTGCTCGACGCGATCCTCGTCGGGCACGGCGTCAGCTACTCGTATTGGCGCGAGCTGCAGGAGGAGGTCGAACTCGAGCCGGTGCGCGTGCTGCGCGAGACCGACGATGGCCAGTATGAGGACGTGCTGGACGAGGAAACCGGCGAAGCGCTGTTCGAGCGCGCGCGCGAGGCACGCACGGTCTGGCAGGGCGTGGCCGATGAGCATGTGCCGGTGCTGGAGTTCCTGTTCGACAGCACGGCAGCATCGATCCGGCTGGCCACCTGGCACGGGCGCGAGCAGGTGGTGAAGCTCGATGCGCTGCTCGCTGACAGCCGCTTCGAGCTGCCTGCCGGGCTGGAGCCGCAGAGCTTCGAGCGGCGCGATCTGTTCGGGGCCGAGCGCGAGACGCCGGCGCAGCAACAGGCCGATCCGGATTCGGTGAAGCTGGTCACGATCTGGGACAAGGCGCATCGCGAACTGCTGTTCTGCCTGGAATGCCCGAAGTTCAAGGACGGATTCGAGCCGGCGGAACTGGTCGACGATCTGCTGCTGATCCGCGCCGAACGCTGGCCGATGCGTCTGAGCCTGCCCGGTGACAGTCCGTTCACGGCGTACGTGCCGATGTCGATATCGGATGACCCGTTCGGCATCAGTCAGGTGCTGCACATCCGCGTGCAGGGCGTCGAGATCGACAAGCTGCGCACGCGCGTGGCAAATCTGACACGGCAGTTGAAGCGCGTGTTCATGTACGACCGAACGACCATCACGCAGCCCGAAATCGATGCTGCGCTGGCGCGCGATGACTTCAGCTTTCTGGGCCTGAGCGTGCCGGAGGGCACGAGTCTCAAGCAGTTGTTCGAAGAGTTCCCGATGCCGGCGATCCGCGCCGAACTGTTCCAGCAGATCGGCCAGGCCGAAGAGGACGTGCGCAAGACCACGGGCGTCAGCGAAACGCCGTGGGGCGGGGCCGGCACGGCGACCGAATCGGAAAACATCATGGCGGTCGGCAGCGCGCGGCCGAATCGCAAGCGGCGCTTGCTGCTCGAATACCTCGCGACCGTGGCGCGCGTACACAAGGACTTGCTGGCCGCGTTCGCGCCGCCCGGCACGGTGGCAGTGATTCCCGGCGACGACGGGCTGCCGGTGGCGGTGCCGTACGGGCGCGAGGCGCTGCAGGGGCAGTTCCTGATCACGATCCAGCCGGGCGGCGGTGCGACTTCGATCAGTCCGGTGAAACAGAAGATGCTGATCGAAGCGGCGAACCTGTTCATGGGCCGGTTCGGTCCGAAGTTCGATCTGGTGCTGATGCGGCAGATGTTGCCGCTGATGGATCTGCGCGGGCAGCAGGCGCTGTTGCGAGCGGCGGCCGAGACCATCGGGATGATGCAGCCGGCGGGCATGCCGGCGGCGGCACCCGGACCGCGGCCCGACTTCGCGCCGGGCAACTACACGGACGCGCAGACGATCCGCGCGGGCATCAACGCGCTCAACGAGTAGGCCGGCGCCGGATGGCGCTGACGTTCACCATCGCGTAAGGTGTGGAAATGAGTGCAACAGACGACACCACGAACAACCCCGCCTCCGGCGCAAGCGCCATGCCGGACGATGCGCCCGGCAGCGTGGATGCCGGCACGTCCGCCGCGCCGGCGGATGACTCGTTCAGCACTCCCGGGCAGCGGGCGGTACGGGCGGCGATGGCCGCTGCCGCCGGCGGGGAAACCCAGAATCGCGCCCCGGCGCAGGAGCAGGCCGGTAACGGCACTCCGGGCACCGGGGCAGAGCAGGCCGGCAGTGCTGCCGGGGCTGCGGCAGGCGCGCAGGCTGCGACAGCAGCGGCGGACAGCACCGCGACAACCGCCCCGGTGGACTGGCCGGCAGACAGGCGCGCGGCCTTCGATGCCATGCCGCCCGAAGCCCGCACGGTCGCGCTCGGCTTCTACAAGGACATGCAGGCCGGCTTCACGCAGGCCATGCAGGGCCTGGCCGGCGAGCGTCAGCGGCTCGGCGAGCTGATGAAGACCGCGGAGGCGTTCGAGGCCGACCCGAAGGCGGTGCTGCAGAAGCTGGCGGCGCAGAAGGGCATCCCGCTCTGGTTCGAGGCGCCGGCCGTGGCCGACGAGGTGCCGGACTTCGACAACCCGGCCGAGATGGCGAAGTGGGCGTCGGAGCAGGCGCACCAGCGCATGCAGCGCGAACTGGCCGAGCAGCGGCAGGCGGAAGACCGGCAGCGGACGGCGGCCGAAGCCGACCGGGCGCTGCGGGAAGAACTGGCCGCGGCGCAGAAGGCACATGCCGACTTCGGCACGCATCAGGCGCGCATCTTCGATCTGCTGGCGCGGGCGCCGGGGCTGTCGGTGTCTGAAGCCTACGGGCTGGCAACGCTCGACGGTCTGCGGCAGATGGCCGTGGACGGGCAGACGGCGCAGCGCGAACTGGCTGCGTTGAAGGCCGAAGTCGAACGCAGCCGCAAGGCGCTGACGGCGCCGGTAGCCGGTGCCGAAGGTAACGGCCAGCAGCGCACCGACCTGCAGAACCTGAGTCCCGCGCAGCGCGCTGTGCGCGCCGCGGTCATTGAACGACAGCGCGCGGCCGGTTAAGGCTCGCGCAGACAGGAGACGATCATGCCGAGCATGAGCCCCTATTACCAGAACGGCGTGGCGGTGCCGCTGTTTGCGGGCGTGCAGGATACCGACGCCATTTTTCTGCGCGCCATGGACAACATGGAAGCGGAAAACCTGCTGGAAGTGCGCAATCCGCTGTATCAGTGGCTGAAGGCGACGAATCGCATTACCAAGGTCGGCGAAGTCGAGCCGTACGATGAAATTCCGCTGCTGGCCGTCGAGAACAGCACGGTGCAGTGGTATCAGGGATATGACGACGCCATCAACCAGCCGCAGGACTCGACGCGCTCGGCGAAATACATCTGGGGCCAGTTGTCCGGAACGCAGATGTATAACCGTGACGAAGTGCTGAAAACACGCGGTTCTGAAACGGCGCTGTCGAAGCTCGTCGATGACAAGACGACGCAGATCGTCACGACCATGAGCAACCGCTTTGCGGCGGCCATGATGGGCACGCAGGATGCCGACGGTCGCATGATGCTCGGGCTCGGCCGCGTCATGACGGCGAACGTCTCCTGCGGTGGCATTTCTCCGACCGACCCGAACTTCGCGTACTGGAACCCGCATGTGGTGCGGGCGAGCGGTGGCGGCAACTACTCGCTGGCCACGGAGCTGATGCAGGGTCTGCGGGCGCTGGAGATCGCTTGTGCGGTCGATGGCTATTCGGTGCCGGACTGCTTCGTCTGCGGCGCCGATGTCTACGAAGCCGTGCAGGCGTATTACGACAGCAAGACCACGTTCCAGCCGGGGCAGGGCGACAAGCGGCACGATGCGTCGAGCGTGTCCGGCGGGCAGAAGAGCAAGGGCCTGTGGTTCACGACGGCGAGCGGCAAGACCTTCATCTATGAACCGAGCCTGGGCGCAAAGGTGGTCTGGGCGCTGAACTGGGATTTCCTCAAGCTGGAAATCCATTCGGGAACGGATTTCACCTTCACGCCGTGGCAGATGATGGAAGGCAAGGTCGCGGCGAAGAAGCGCAATTGCCTGCTGGCGGTGAAGCTGGCGTGCAAGCGGCGCAATTATCAGGGGACGCTGACGTTCTCCTGAGTCATGGCCTCCTCGTCCGGGGTGCGCGTGCCGGCCCCGGCTTTTTGAGGGCGATGCGATGCAGCCGTTTCCGGCAGCAGACCACGAACGACTCGGGCGCGTGATCGCGGATTTCGCGGCGTTCATACGCTTCGACACCAATGCCGCCAACACCGCGATGGTGACGCGCTGGATCGGCCATGTGCTGAACCGCGCGCAACTGGCACAGCCGCGGTGGTGGTTCCTCGAAAACCTCGCCAGCACGACGCTGGCGGCCGGCGTCGATCTGGTCGATCTGCGCGGCGCGCTGGCCGGGCTGTGCGCGGTGTGGGCACCGCTGCGGCTGGAGCAGCGCGCGCTGCCCTGGATCGTCGACAAGCGCCAGTGCGCGGCCCGCTACGGTCGCAGCAATGCCGGATGGCCGGAGTATTACGCGCTGGAGGCCGGCCGGCGGCTGCATCTGTGGCCGGCCCCGCATCAGGCGATGCCGTTCGTGCTGCAGTACGTGCGGCCGATCGACATTGCCATCGTGCCGGATACCTGGGAGCCGGTGCTGCTCGACGGGCTGGTCGGGCTGTACGGCCGGCACTGGGATCGCGACGCGCTGACCAGCCGGCCGGCGGAGTTCGAGAAACGGTTCTATGCCGGGCTGCGGCGGCTGACGCTCGACGGCCTGGATCAGGCGGTATCGGTGCAGCGCTGGATCGATACGACCGTGGCCAGCGTCACGGCGGGTTCGGCGAGCGACACGGCAACCGGCTACGTCGTGCCGGCGAGCCTGAGCGGCATCGGCGCCGTCGTGATCGAGACCGGCGATTACCTGATGGAGGTGGGGTGATGGCCGGCACGGCCCGCACGCGCGCGGCACTCGCGGCGTTGTTCGACACCGGGGACATCCCGAGCGCGGGCGATTTTTCCGACCTGCTCGCGTCGTCCATGCTGGCGCTGGATGACGATGCCACGCGCATCGGGGTCGATGCGACATCGCGGGCGCTGTGGGATCTGTACTTTTCCGGCTTGCCGGAGACCGCTGACGGACGGCTGACTTTGCAGGGCGTGG